GCTCCAAATGCTTTCGTGGAAGGCATCATGGAAGGCAAGGAGTGGGTTTGGGAGAATGGCGTTGTAAAAGAGGTTGACATTGAGTTTTATAAACAAATGTTAATCAAAAACCGTAAGATTAAAGAAGATAAGAATATTGCAATATTCAAAGATTTCTTATCTAAATTTTAATTCTTATAAATAAACAAAAGAAACCTAAAATTTAGGGAGTTTATACAAAAATGACAGACATCAATAAAGAGCTAGAGGCCATAGCTGATGAAGTCTTTGTCGATGAAGAAGAGCAACTTGTAGAAGCTTCTGCGGATGCCCCTAAGAAAAATGCTTCTCCAGCAATGCCGATGGAAAAAATGCCCACCGGACCAGCTGGATCAGTAGAAGATATGGGTCCTGCAGTGGTTTCTCCTGATGCGCCAAGTGATCCTGGTGACGCGGCTACTAAGAAGGCTAAGAAGGCAACCCCTCCTGGTCGTCCTGGTGGAAAAGGCGAACCGTCAGAAGCCTCTCCCAAAGCCATGGGCGATGGAAGTGGTGATATGAAAGTTGGCGCACGTGAGGAAGTCGAGCATCTTGGTGGTGATGAAGATGACGAAGAGCATGAAGAAATTGTTGCAGAAGCTTCCGGCGGCGATGAAGATGAAGAAGAAATTTCGATTGATGAGAGAGTTTCGCAAATGGATCTGTCTGATGACGTTAATGCTCTTGCTGAGGGTAGTGAACTTTCTGAAGAATTTAAGCAAAAGGCTGCTATTATTTTTGAAGCAGCTGTTAAGTCTAAGATTCGTTCAGAATTGGAGCGCCTAGAGGAAGAGTATACTGCGAAATTTGAATCAGTAATTGAAGCCGAAAAAGATGCCATGGCTGAGAAGGTCGACGGTTATCTTACATTTGTAGTCGAAGAATGGATGAAGAAGAATGAGATGGCGGTTGAACATAAGATGAAAACCGAAATCGCTGAGAGCTTTATCACAGGCCTTAAAGGTTTGTTTGAAGAACACAATATTGCTGTTCCTGATGAGCAGTTCGATATGCTTGATGCCGCTTCCAAACAGGTTGACGACCTTGAGAGCAAGTTGAACGAGAGCATTGAACAGAATGTTGCGTTGACAAAATCAGTTAATGAACTAAAAAGGCATGAAATTCTTTTAGATGTGGCTTCTGACCTAGCGGATACAGAAGTCGAAAAGTTTGCTGAGCTAACAGAAAATATTAATTACGAGAGCGAGGAAGACTTTCGCGAGAAAGTTGACACAATCAAAGAATCATATTTTCCGAAGGTTCACACTAGTAGTAACAATGATGACACAGCAGCACCAGTAGATGCGGAAGAGGTAGACGTGTCCGACACAATGGCTGCTTACATGACTGCGATTTCTCGTACAAATCCTGCAAAGATAAGTACGAGTGCGTAAGTAGGTAAAAATAGGGAGAAAACTATAATGTTTCAAGCGGAACACCTACAGGAAAAGTGGCAGCCAGTACTTCAGCATCCTGACCTCCCAGAGATTAAGGATAGCTATCGTCGGGCAGTCACAACTGTAATCTTGGAAAACCAAGAAAAAGCAATGCGTGAGGACGCTGCGTTTCTTTCAGAAGCAGCTCCGACAAACGCAACTGGTTCAGCGATTGCGAATTGGGATCCGATCCTAATTTCGCTAGTTCGCCGTGCCATGCCTTCTCTTATTGCTTATGATATCTGCGGCGTTCAGCCAATGACTGGTCCTACGGGACTTATCTTCGCAATGAAGGCACGTTATCAGTCACAGAGTGGTACAGAGGCGCTATTTAACGAAGCCGATTCATTTTTTAGTTCAGGTAATAATTCTGCAACCTTTCCGGGGCAGTCTGGACAATCAGTGTTGAAAGCTCTTAGTGCAGCTACATTCACAACTGGAACTGGTATGACAACAGCCGCGGCTGAGGCGCTTGGCGACTCTGCTACGGATCGTTTTGCTGAGATGGCATTCAGTATTGAGAAAGCAACTGTAACTGCGAAGTCACGTGCTCTCAAAGCTGAGTATACCATGGAACTCGCTCAGGACCTCAAGGCCATTCACGGTCTGGATGCTGAGACAGAGCTCGCCAACATTCTAAGTGCTGAAATTCTTGCAGAAATCAACCGAGAGGTTGTTCGTACAATCTACATGAATTCCAAACAGGGCGCCCAGGCTAACACTACGTCGCCTGGTATCTTTGACCTTGATACAGATTCCAACGGTCGTTGGTCTGTTGAAAGATTTAAAGGTATGATGTTCGCTATTGAGCGTGACGCTAACGTAATTGCTCGCGATACTCGTCGTGGAAAGGGTAACATTATCCTTTGCTCTGCCGATGTTGCTTCTGCTCTTACAATGGCCGGACTGCTTGATTACGGTTCAAATCTTTCTGACAACTTGAATGTAGATAGCACAGGTAACACCTTTGCTGGTACATTGAATGGTCGTTTTAAAGTTTATGTTGATCCGTATATGAACATGACTGTTCCTTATGCGAATGGTGGTGCTACAGCAGCCCAGTACTACTTGGTTGGTTATAAGGGCACAAGTCCTTATGATGCTGGCTTGTTCTATTGCCCGTATGTGCCTCTTCAGATGGTGCGTGCTGTTGGTGAACAAACCTTCCAGCCGAAGATTGGCTTTAAGACTCGATATGGAATGCAAGTCAACCCGTTTGCGCAGCTTGCTGCTCAGACAGATGGCTCTGGAGCTCGTAACTCCAATGTGTACTATCGTCGTGTTCAAATTAACAATCTGATGTAATTACAAAGAGGAGTCGTCCCAATTATAATAATAATAGGCGACGAAATTTGAGAGACCCCGCTTCGGCGGGGTCTTTTTTTATATAAATAAAAGAACCTGAGGAGTAAAAATATGACACAATTAATTAACCCAGAGAAGTTTACTGAGGCAACGGCCCAATTGAGGTCGTTTTTTTTGGCTCGTGGCTTCCAAGAAGTACATACACAAAATAGATTATCAATATTAGCTGCTTGTGAAGATCCAACAACGGTAGCCACATATAACTATGCCGGGGAGATATGGCCTTTGCCCCAAACCGGCCAAATGTGGCTTGAATACGAATTACTCAATCGCCCCGATGTACCGGGGTTTTTTTGTATCTCCACATCCTATAGACAAGAACCTAACATCGTGGAAGGGCGACACGATTTAATTTTTCCTATGTTTGAATTTGAATTTCCAGGAACTATTAAAGAATTAGAAGCGATGGAAAAGGATTTATGTGAGCATATGGGATTTGGTTCAAAGCATGGTATAGTTGGTAGAGATTATTTAGATTGGTGTGAGATGTTTGATACTGAAGAACTTACACATGAACATGAAGCTGCAATGTCTGATAAGTGGCAGGGAAGAGTTTGTATGATTAAAAACTTTCCTAACTACACTTCACCTTTCTGGAATATGAAACAGAATGGAGATGGTACTGCTGCAAAGATAGATGTTATTATTGCTGGACAAGAAACTATAGGGTCGGCTGAGCGCTCATCGGACACTAGTGAAATGTGGGATATGTTTCATACAATCAGTGAAGGTTTGTATGCTAATTTACTATACGACAAGTTTGGTAAAAATCGAGTAGAAAGGGAATTAAAAGATTTTCTAGATTTGGATTTTATACCCAGAGTGGGTGGAGGTATTGGCCTTACAAGATTACTCAGAGCAATAAATGAATATGATATTCGTAGAGTAGTATCAAATATGTAATTAAATTCCGGGGTGGCGGAACAGGCAGACGCACTAGGCAGTTTACCTAGGGTCCATTGGACGTGGTGGTTCGATCCCACCCCCCGGAGCCATATATTTATAATTTTGATAAATAATAATGAAGAGGAGTCATTGTACAAGGGGGAGAGTAGACTCCAGCCCCACAACAAGGAGAAATAATTATGGCTATTACAGTTACACAAACAATTGCTGATACTTCATATCGAACTACTGTGAAATATATCAACAATGCAGCAGCTAACACTGATGTTAGTATATTAGATTGTTCTGGTTTAAGTGGATATCAAGTAGGAGGTCTAGTAAACCTTGCAAAAATTTCTTGGTGGTCATCTGCACCATCAGGCGGCTTAGATTTAATTTGGCACGCTACATCTAATGTTATAGCATTTATTTGTGAGGGAGCAAGTGGTACATATGGCTTTATGCCCGGTCAACCTGCTATCACTAATAGTGCAGGTAGTGGTGTCACAGGAGATGTGTATATAACAAATGCGTCAGCTACCTTTACTTTGCTAATAGAGTATCATAAAGTACCTAATTCCCTAGGCGTTGGTTGGGGTGCTTGATGGCCGCGACTGATTTAAGAACGGGTGAAGTTGGTGGCTCGACTAGTGAAATAGATTCTGGTACTGTTGATGCTACAATAAATCAACCTGATGACTTTAATTATTCACAGAGTAATCAATTTCAAGTTTATTTACCATTGTTTCCTACGACACAGTGGTTTGTAACTCGGATTAGTATTCCAGGTGTGCAATTGGGAGTAGCATCTCATTATACTCCCTTTGTCGATATTCAAGTTGTCGGTGATAAAATTACTTACGATAATTTTAATATGTCTTTTATTGTAGATGAAAAACTAGAAAATTATATGGAAATGTATAATTGGGTAAAGAATATTGGATTTCCTTTTGGTACGGAACAATATCAATCTATAGAAAGGCCTGATGGAATTAATAGGGGCAAAAAGGCTATGGATTATGGAACCTCAGATGCTAAAAAACTAGCTACAGCCCGTGAAGTGGAAACTAGTGAAAGAAATTTATATACTGACATTTTAGTTTCTATTTTATCTAGTAAAAATAATCCAGTAGCCGATGTTACTATCTATGAAGCTTTTCCTGTAAGCCTAAGTACTATCGACTATAATCAACAACAAACGGATACAGACTATGCGATGTGTGATGTTTCTTTTGCCTACACTTGGTTTGATGTTACAAAAGTAGCGACTAACGCTTAGATAAATAAAACTGAGACGGTTAAGTTGGAACGAAACAGTCTTTTATCTTCTCACAATGTAGATTAAGGAGAAGAAATATAGAAAACTACAGCAAGGAAAATTCAACCTCTGACCGTCTCTCCTTTTAGGAGTGATAATGAATATTAGTGAATTATATGATGAAATACAAAATGACTTAAAAATTGATGATACTGAATTAGATTTAGAAAGCATAAAAACTCCACAGCTACATAATAAATATCTTAAACTTTACACAACATATTCCCTACAGTTAAAAAAACTACAAGACGATAAAAGAATACTTTATCGGGATAAGTGGGAATACTATACGGGTAAAGCATCATCGGAAGTCTATATGGAAAAGCCCTTTGATTTAAAGGTGCTTAAGGCAGATGTTGGCATTTATATAGATAGTGATTCTCAAATGCAAGAATTAGGACAAAAAGTAGAATATATAAAACAAATAGTAAATTACTTAGAAAAAATTTTAAGGGAGATAAACAACAGAAATTGGACCATCAGAAATACAATAGAATGGAAAAAGTTTATTCATGGCGAATGAAGTTATCATTGAAAGGTTTAATGAAGCCTATATTAAAGTTCGATGTGAACCTTCAACGGCCAAGGAACTTAATGAATTTTTCAAGTTTGAAGTACCCAATGCGAAGTTTATGCCGTCGGTTAGACGTAGACTTTGGTCCGGATACATTCATTTATTCTCACCTGCAACTGGTAAAATCTATTCTGGATTATTACCGTATGTCCAAAGATATCTCCAAGAGAACGGATATAAAGTTAAAGTCGAAAGTGTCTTTAAGCCAAAAACAATCGACAAACAATTAACTAGAAAATTTGTTAGAAGCATTAGTAAAAATTTTAAAGCAAGAGATTATCAAATAGATGCGATACATCATATATTGGAACGCAATAGAGGTATTATCCTTTCTCCTACTGGTTCAGGCAAGTCATTTATTATATACTCTTTAATACGTTATTATTTACAACTATTAGAAAGTAAAATACTTTTAGTCGTTCCCACTACATCTTTAGTCGAACAAATGTACTCTGATTTTAGAGAGTATGGGTGGTTCCCAGATGACCATTGCCACAAACTTTATGCTGGCCATGACAAGTATACTGATAAAGAAGTTGTAATATCCACTTGGCAATCTATCTATAAAATGCCCAAAACTTACTTTGCTCAATTTGGAGTGTGCTTCGTTGATGAAGCTCATTTAGCAAAAGCTAAATCTTTAACAGGCATAATGACTAAATTGCACGATTGTAAGTATCGTATTGGATTGACTGGAACTCTTGATGGTAAGGAAGTACATCGTTTAGTATTAGAAGGACTATTTGGAATATGTGACCAAGTAACTACCACTGCTGAATTGGTTAAGAAAAAATATCTATCTAATTTGGAAGTAAAATGTTTAGTCTTAGACCATACAAAGAAGAATAGAATTAAAAGAACATATCAGGAAGAAATGGATTATATCTCCACTTATGAGTCTAGAAATATTTTTATAGCCAAATTGGTTAATACGTTAGAAGGCAATACTTTAGTATTAGCCCAATATATAGAGAAACATTTAATTCCCTTATACGAAATAGTCATGGGTAAATGTGCTGAGAAGGAAATTTATCTTGTATATGGAGCTACTCCGACTGAAGAAAGGGAACGTGTAAGGGGTCTAGTAGAAAACAGTAAAAAAGATACCGTTATTTTAGCGTCATATGGTACGTTTTCCACCGGAATTAACGTCAAAAGACTACATAACATAGTATTTGCAAGCCCCTATAAGTCACAAATCAAGGTTTTGCAGTCAATTGGAAGGGGTCTAAGAGTAGCAAAAGATAAGGAAATGGTCAAAATATTTGACATAAGCGATGATTTGGTGTATAATAATAAGGAAAATTACACATTGGTACACCTGCGCGAACGCATTAAAATATATAATGAACAAGAATTTAATTATGAAATAGTACCTGTTAAGTTAGGATCAGATAAATAATGGATATGGAAAAGTACGAAAAAGAAACAACAGCATCACCTTACAAGATTCTTAAAATGTTGAATGGTGATGATGTATTATGCAAAGTACTCCAAGAATATACTGATGCTCTAGTGGTGGAGATGCCAATGTCAATAATGAAGCATCAAGTAAAAGAGACTCGGAATCAAGTAGTAGAACATACTGGCTTGCACCGATGGATCAACTATAGTAACGATACATCCCATGTAATATATAAAGATAGGATATTATCATTTGGGACATTAGCACCAGAAGTTATTTTTTATTATAAAATGTTCTGTAAGAAGATTAGGTTGGAAATAGAAGACAATGCAGCCCAAACAGATGATGATATAATGGAAGAAATGAAAGATAACTTAGCTAAGGTAGCTCAATACCTAGAAAGCTCTGGAATGGTAGAACGTGAAGATGATGAAGAAGAATTACTAGAAGACTCTAACTTTAAAATACCTTCTAGACTTCTACATTAATTCGGTATTTGGTTTACCTCGAAGGCACTCCTTAATTATACCACACTTTTACACATATGTCAACCCTTAGGAGGTTAAGATGTCAACGGCAGCAGCATTTTTTGTCTCAGCGCTTATAACATTGACGGTTGAGACTGGTTTTGAGCCTAGAGATGGTTGGACTCAATTTATAATGCCTTTTGAAACAAAGGAAGAATGTGAGGAATTTACTAGTGTTAATTCTCTACCTTTGATGTTGCAATTACAATCAAGTATGGGAAAAATTATAGAGGAGTTCCATAGATTTGAATGTATGACTGAATCCGAGGCTGTAGATGCAAATAAAGCTTTGGGTCATGACGTAGAGGATGACGATAAAGGCAGAATATAATGGAAGAGTTGGTGTTTCTATTAATGATGGTGTGTTTTCTTAATGATGATGGAAAACAAGACTGTGACATGAATCTTGTGGACCAGTATATTTCAATGGAGCACTGTCTCGATGTGAAATCTGTTTTAGAAAATGAACTTGGACGTTACTTTTTACCAGGAGTAGCGGTAGAATATATATGCGACAAATAAGTGTTGACACACCTAGAATATTATGATATCCTTATAGATGACTAAACATAAAAAGAGTCATTAATATGAAAAAATATATTTATTTAGCAGGACCCATTGCAGATTGTAATTTTAAAGAAGCAAACGCATGGCGTGATGATGTACAGAATCAATTACCACCAGGCATAGTAGGCATTTCGCCTTTGAGGTGTGAGCCTTTAGAGCCGGGTAAGAAGTATGCCCAAAAAGGTGCGGTAATAGATATGTGGTCTGATCCTCGCGCTATAGCAACAAAGAATTGGTTAGATACTGAATCATGTGATTTAGTGCTTGCTTATTTACCCAAAGAATTAAATGATAGACGGCCATCATATGGCACTGTTATAGAAATTGGTTGGGCTATAGGTTTGAGAAAACCTATTATTGTTGTATCAGATGATGACTATTTGATGAGGCATCCCCTTATTAAACATAATGCTTCTTGGAGACTAGATAGCCTAGATAAAGCTGTTGAAGTTATTTCTGGATTATTTGGAGATTACATATCTCAGGGCTAGGGAGATCCTATGGCCAAAACCAAAAAGAAAGCAATACATTATGTAAATAATAAAGAGTTTTATAATGCCTTAGTCGAAAGACAAGAAAAAATAAAAGAAACGGAAGGATCAGGAGATGATCCTCCACAGATTAGTAATTATTTAGGAGAATGTATCCTAAAGATAGCTAATCATTTATCTTATCGTCCAAACTTTATAAACTATACTTATCGGGAAGAAATGATTTCTGATGGTATAGAAAATTGTTTGCAATATATGGATAAATTTAATCCTGAAAAGTCTACTAATCCTTTTGCGTATTTCACACAGATAATTTATTATGCTTTTGTTAGGCGCATTCAAAAAGAAAAGAAACAACAGCAGATAAAAGAAAAAATGTTAAAGTATAGCAATATAGAACAACGTATCGTATTACAAGCTCACGATGATGATGCAAAGTATCAGCAACAATTTGTAGAAATGTTAGATAAGTATACATTTCATTCAGAATAATTATGCGGCGAGTGTTGTTTTTTTAATATATATGAAAGTAGCTATAATAACTGATACTCATTTTGGAGGTAAGAATGATAATCTTTCGTTCGCCGAATACCAGCGGCGATTCTACAAAGGAACTTTTTTCCCAATACTTGCAAGGGAAGGAGTTAC